AAACGATGGTGGAGTGTATGGACCATTCTTACCATCTAAACTAATAGACTTCATCATGGAATTCCATTTTCTGCTTATTTTACCTTGAGATGAACTCATGGATATCATTGCAGTTTCAGATCCTCTTTCACCTAAAATAATTACAAAGTGTTGACCGACAGTTAAAATATAATTACCATTTTGTAATCTATCTTTACCATCTGGTCCTTTTGTAGTTTTATCTAGTACGTCAGAAGTATCTGGAAAAATCATTTCAGGTCTTCCTGAACCTGTTCCATAATCTGCCCATTCTTGGTACTCCAATTTATAGTAACATGGAATAACATGTATTCCTTTGTCACCATTGTATAACTGTTTCGTAACAGTGTTTAAAAACATACCAGGTTCTGCACCTTCTACGTAATTTTGATTACGCTTCTGTGCTTCCGCTGATCCGTTTTGTAAAAGTTTTAAGATAGGTGGAGCCAGACTTTCTGTCTTCACATTCTCAAAACCAGCTTGCGCATCTGCTTCAAAT